ATAAAGTTAACAAATAAAGTTAACAAATAAAGTTAACAAATAAAGTTAACAAATAAAGTTAACAAATAAAGTTAACAAATAAAGTTAACAAATAAAGTTAACAAATAAAGTTAACAAATAAAGTTACCAAATAAAGTTACCAAATAAAGTTACCAAATAAAGTTAACAAATAAAGTTAACAAATAAAGTTAACAAATAAAGTTAACAAATAAAGTTAACAAATAAAGTTAACAAATAAAGTTAACAAATAAATAATGTCAAAAAAACAAATATTACAAAGTAATATTTATTTTTTTAATATTATTTATTTAAATTATTTTTCTTTAAAGAGAAAAATAATTTAAATAAATAATGTCCAAGATTGAAATTGATTTTAACAATTTAAAATATAATTTATATGAATTATTAAATGTAAATAATGACGATGATGAAACAAAAATTAAAAAAAAATTTATGAGAATTATTAAAAAATTCCATCCTGATAAAAATTCTGAATTAGAAGAAGATATATATTATCATATTATATTAGCTAATCAAATTCTTCTTAATAAAGAATCAAGAAAAAAATACGATGTTTATCTTCAAGATAAATCTGAAATCTTTACTGAATTAAAAGATTCTTTCAATAAAACAATTAAAAATCAACCTACCGATAAAAAACAAAATATATCATTATTTAATAATAAAGTAAAAGAATTAAATGAAAAACACGGATATAAAGAAAATATATCTGAATCTGTTATTGATAAATTTGATTTTATTAAAGAAAATAGAACTATAAATATCGAAAAAGAAAATATTAAAAATATGGAAGAATTTAATACTAAATTTAATTCTTATAAAGTAGATGGAAAATTTAAAGATCAAATTATTGAATATAAAGATACACCAGCTGAACTTTCAACATATGTTATAGGAGAACAATATACTAATTTAGCGGATATTGACAAACTTTATGTTGATGATTCAGTGCAAAGTTCTAAATATTCAAGTTTAGATCGGGCATTTACATTACAACCAAATATTAAACATAATAATACTGATATTAAAGAAAAAATGCAGGAATATAGAAATAATAAAAATCCTGGTGCAATAGTAACTAACCAAATTTAATTAAATTTGTAATAAATATAAAATCAAATTTAATTAAATTTGTAATAAATATAAAACCAAATTTAATTAAATTTGTAATAAATATAAAACCAAATTTAATTAAATTTGTAATAAATATAAAACCAAATTTAATTAAATTTGTTTTGTAATAATTCTTCTTCTGAATCTATAATATATAATTTTTTATTATCAATATATTTTTTAGCATATATTTTTCCAAGATCAACTATTATTTGTTTATCTTCAGATGATAAATCGAATCTTGAAAATTCTTGTGCATAATTTTCAATCTCAATAATGTCATAAGTTTTAAAATCTTTTGTTGATATTGCATCACACATTATACATAGTGCACCCATAAGTAAACTTAGAAAATTATTTATATCATTACAACTACTCCATTTTATATAAATTCCTAATGTAGATGATATATTACAATATTTTAATGCAAAATTATTAATACATCCACCATCAATGTAATATTCATTTTCAAATAATACAGGTACAAACATTACTGGAATAGCAGATGATATTCTTATTGCAGTTATTACAGACATTTTTGGTTTAGTTTCATAACTAAATATAGCTTCTTCACCTTTAGTATAGTTGGTTCCAATAATTATTAATTTTTTATTTGTTAATTTATAATGTTCTTCAAATGTTAAATCTTTAACATTATATTTGTAATCAATGAATTCTTGTAATAATAAATTAAGTTTTGTACCATCGTCAATCCCAAAATTAATAAATAGATTATCAACATTTATTTCACCTTGTAATTTATTAAAATCAAATTCCATTATGAATATTTCAATTTCTTTACATGAATAACCTAAACTTAAAAACAGAGACATTATAGATCCAACTGATGTTCCAATATATTTTGTTATTTTAGATATATCAATGTAATTTATATCTTCTAGATATTTTAATGCACCAATAAATGAGAATCCTTTTATACCACCTCCACTAAGACATAAAGTATCATACATTATTATATTTTAAAATAATATTATTTTAAAAGATAATATAATTATATATAATGGTTAAAGCAGATGAAATTATTAAACAACAAAAAATAAGAGAGGATAGAAAGAATATAACCTTTAAAAGAATATATTGTCATATTGAAAAAAAAATATATCTAGCAAGTAATACTAATAATTATTTAATTTGGTATCAAATACCAGAATTTTTAGTTGGTTTACCTACGTATAATTTCGGAGAATGTAAAGAATATATACAACGAAAATTAAAAAAGGATGGATTTACAACAGATTTTTACGATCCAAATATTTTACTTGTAAAATGGAAATAAATAAATAGTATAAAAATTTTTTATCTATTATTTATTATGAATTATTGTTTATTAGAGGATGCATGGGGAAAAGAACAAAAAATTGTTCAACAAAAAAATGTTGAACATTTTAGTGAGACACCAATAAAATATAATTATATTAATTGTGATGATTTTATTAATCATATTAATAATTGTAAAACATGTAATAATAAATTAAGAAATAAATATAGATCAAAAATACTTTATAATATTAATGATATTATTAATGGAAATAAGGAAGGTCTCGTATTAATTTTAATGGGTATTTTCATTTTATTATTTTTCAATTTAATTTATAATTTAACTAAAAATTAATATTTTGCGTTAAATTAAAGGAAAGAATATATATAATATTATAATGTCGGACTCAGAAACTTCAGTTAATGTTGAATATCAAAATGCTTATGGAGAAAATTTATTAGAAAATAAAAAAAAGCCATTAACATCAGATACAGACTTTTATTTTGATAGAATTGCAAATCCAACTAAAATAATGGCAAAATCAGAATCTGAAACATCGGAATTACACGATGGATTGAAAGATGAAATAATAATGTCTGATTCTGAAAAATCAGAAGCTCGTTCAGAACATCGAACAGAAATTCGTTCTGAACGACGACCTGAAATTCGGACTGAAACACGACCAGATGTTCAGTATGAACAACGATCTCCAAGAGAAAAAGTATTATCTGCACAAGAAATAAAAATGAAAAAAATCGAATTATTAAGAAAGTTATGTGAAATCAAATCTAAAGGATTTAAACTTTCCAAAGAATATGATTACAATAGTTCAATAGAAGAAATGGAGTACGAATATGAATTATTAAGAAGTTTTGCAGATAAAAGAAATGGTACTAAATTATTTAAAAATGGGTTATTACAAGCTGTTTCAGTAATTGAATTTTTAAATGAAAAATATGATCCATTTGATTTTCATTTATCTGGATGGGGTGAACATATGGCAGTTGATGTTGATACTTGGGATGATGTTTTAGAAGAACTTTATGAAAAATATAAAGGAAATGGTAAAAAAATGGCACCTGAAGTTAAATTATTATATTTAATTATTGCATCTGCTTCTGCATTTCATTTTTCAAAATCACAAGCATCTAAATTACCTGGTTTAGATTCAGTATTGGCATCAAATCCTGGATTATTAAGTAAATTAATGAATCCAAGTAAACCTGAACCATCACAATTTGTTACACCACAAGAATTAAATATTGAAAAACAAAAAAACGAAATGAAAGCTAAATCTGCACCAACATCTTCAGCTTCGGTTTCGACAATGCCATCAGCAGCAAATTTAAATATTAAAACCCCAAGTGAAGTTAAAAGTATTTTAGATAGAATTCATAATATACAACCATCTAAAAATAAACCATTAAATACTGATACTCAAGATGATACATCCTCAAATAATGATAGAATAATTTCTGAAACAACTATGAGTGAAATGAATACAAATGGACGAAAACCTAGAAAAGCTAAGAAATCTAATATTAGCATAATGTAATTTTCTTATTAAAAAAAATATATAAAGATATATATTTTTTTTATTAATCTAAAGATAGTTTATGTATTAACATATAATGTCAGAAATAATAAAAAAAAAAAGGGGTAGAAAACCAAAAAATTTAAATATTATTAAAGAAGTTCCTGTTAATATAGATTCTATAAATACAGAAGATGAAAAAATTATTTTGCATTTACCTCTAACTATGAATGAAATAAATAATAATGATGATCTATCTATATTTATTAAACCATATGAAGAAAAAGAAATAGAAAAATCAGATTCAATAGAAACTTTAAATATATCAAGTCAAAAAATAAATAACACAAGTACTATAAATAAAATAATAACACATGTATTAATTTTTAATAAAAATACAAAATGTTGGTGGTGTAAATATTCTTTTGATACACCACCAATACAATTACCAGAAGATTATTATAATGAAACATTCTTTTGTATTGGTCATTTTTGTTCTTATAATTGTATGAAAAGTTATAATCTTGATTTGAATGACTCATTAACATATAAACGTGAATCATTAATTAATTTATTGTATTTTTTAACTTATTCTGAATATAAACAAATTAATGTTTCACCCCATTGGATAACATTAATAGATTTTGGTGGAACATTAACAATTGATAAATTTAGAGAAAATTCAATTATTAATACTAAAGAATATTTGGTTTTACATCCGCCATTAATTTCTAGACAGATGCAAATCGAGGAATCATATAAATTAAATAAATTAAAAGAAGTTCCTATTGATAAATTAAATAAATTATATTCTGAAATTGATTCAGAATATACTATTAAAAGAAAAAAACCAATCAATTCTTCAGCAATGAATTTAGAATCAACTATGGGTCTTATTAAAAAGAAAGTTAAATAGTTTTACTAATATAATCTATTTTTATAAATATATTTTTATTTTCTTCTAATAATTTAATAAATTTTTCATGATCATCTTTATTTGAATCATCTGAACAAGTTTCAAATAAATAATATGGAGTTGTTTGATATTTTAATGTATATTTATAATTTACTTTTTCTAAACATTTTTTAAATAACTCTTTTGTTGCATTAACTCCATCAGTTGATATAATACCAAATCTAGAAACTAATTTATGATTTGCAACTTTAATTTTATCATATTGTTCTTTGATAGCTTTTACCAATTTAGGGTCATCAACCCAATCTTCAAGATCATCAAAATTATCATTAAAATATTTCCATAATGATTCATTTTCACATTCTGAATCAAATTGATGAATTAGACTTTTCCAAACATAAGAATATTCAAAATTATGATTTTTAGTTAATGATGTGACAAAATTTTCCATTAATTTATTTTCATTGAATTTTACTAATAAATTTTCAGGTTCTTTTGTTTCTTCCATCAAGTATGCTATTGATAATTGAACAATATTTTTATCATCAATATCATCAACTTGAGCAACCATATTTTTATTAAGAGGAACGATTTTATTCCAACTATATATTTTTCTTTTTTTTGTTGCATCTTGAAAAATCATAATTCCATCTAAATTATATTCTAATAATTTCGCTTCAAAAAAACTATCCTTATCATTTCGTTTAACAAAATTAACAAGAACTAGTTCTCCTATTTCAGGTTTTTCTTTAGAATAATATTGAAAATTCATTTGTATAATATAATCAGGTAATCATTTTTTAAATCAGGTTAATATTTAAAATATTATATTATATAATATTATAATGTTTTATGCTGTTGCAAAAGGTAATAATATAGGAATATATAATACATGGGCAGAATGCCAAATACATATTAAAAATTATAAAAATCCAAAATTTAAAAAATTTAGTACAAAAGAAGAAGCTGAAACTTTTATTAAAGATAATGATGTTATTTGCGATTATTATGTTTATACTGATGGTGCATGTACTGGAAATGGTAAACCACATGCTAAAGCTGGTATGGGAATATATTTTGGTGATAATGATCCAAGAAATGTTTCTGAATGTGTTATTGGTAAACAAACAAATAACACAGCAGAATTAGGTGCAATAATTAAATTATATGATATTATTAAAGATGATATTTTATCAAATAAACAAATTGGAATTGTAACTGATTCTGTATATGCAATAAGATGTGTGACATCATATGGTAAAAAATGTTCTCTAGATTGGAATAAAGAAATACCTAATAAAGAAATGGTTAAACAAGCATATGAACTTTATAAAGATAAATTAAATGTACATTTTATACATATAATTGCACATACAAAAAATACTGATGTTCATTCTATTGGGAATAAAAATGCGGATTTTTTAGCAACTCAATCTATTATTTAAAAAATTATATTTTTTTTGGTAACACAATCTATTATTTAAAAAAAATAATTAATAACCTAAAAAATACTTTACACATCTTTTATGAGTATACAGATAAGACAGAAAACAATTACAATTTTCTGGCAATTTAGGTTCAATGATAGGCTCGATAACAGGTTCGATAACAGGTTCAATAACAGGTTCAGTTTCAATGATAGGAATATCGACAGGTGGTTTAATAAAGAATTCACCTTCTGAGATGTCCAATAGATTATTTGATTTATCTAAAACTTCATTCATAAAATCATTTAGATCTTGATCAGAAATATTTTCTTTATTATATTCTGCAATTAATCTATTGATGTCTTTTCGTGATTGAATAGTTAATTCAAATTGATTGAAAATACCACCTCTAACATTATCAATCCCATATCTGATCATGTATTTGACTATGTATTTGTTTATATCAACAAAAGTCTCAAACTCTAATAATTTAACTGGTTTAAATGTATTAGTCCATAAGGGCACCGTTGACATAATATTTTCATTGTAGCTATATTGATCGGTTGAACCAACATAGTACTTGTTGTTTTCTAATTCTAGTACATAAACGTTTGTCATTTTTTTAATTAGTTATTTTAATGAGATAATCATTAAAATATTCAATTTTTTTACTTGTTATAAACAAAGTTTATAACAAGTAAAAAATTCTGTAATCTATATTCGAATAAAATCTTAGATTTTACAATTTTTCTAGACAATATTTATTTACCCTTAAGGGTAAATAAATATTATTAACAAATATAAACGTAGTTTATATTTGTTGACTTGTTAGAATATGCAACAGACCACATTAGAATATGCTTTGCATATTCTAACAGGTCTAGCATATTCTAATTAAGTCTGTAATAAAATGTTATTTTATATTTTTAGAGTAAAAGTAAGCGCCCTGAAGAAAACTGTCTGCTAAATCATCTTTCTTTTTAAAACTATTAAAGAATTCTAATTTATCAGGTAAATGATTTATTAATTCTGTACAATATTTTATACCTAATGCTTTAGTTAATTTATATGCTTTGCTATCATCTGTATTTTTTGCTAATACTAATTCTTTTGTATCACCATCACTTGCTAATTTTAATTTATTTGATGGTGACATAAATTTTACATACTTAATATTTGATTTTGTTATATCTTTATCAATAATACCTCTTAATAAATAATAATCATAAAGTGTTGATGCAATTGACTTCATTCTTGGATTCTTAAATGATGGTTGATTTTCAATAACAACATAATCTGCAGATAAAAGATTTTTTCTTTTTTCAAGTTCCATCATTAAATTGTATTTTACATCATCAAAATTTAATGTTGTTGAGCTTTTCATTTTATAATTCTTTAATTTAGATGTATTATTCATTGTTTTATACATTTGTTTAGCATGTGTTGCACAATAATTAGATGATAAATATGATAATGAAGATTTTACCTTACATTTTTTGTCATTTTTAAATTCATAATTACAACAATTAGTTTCTGAACTAGTAAATAATTCTTCAAATGTTTTTATTGGCTCTAATTTTTTAGCATGTTTATTACAATAATATTTTGTTTCATTGTTTACTAAATTCATTTTCTTTGCTTTATTTCCACATTCACATTTTTCTTCATCAATTGTTGATAGATTAATATTGTCCCAATCAATAATTGACCAATCAGTATATTTTACCCCGTCTGATTTAGTAAATTCTTTTTTAGTTAATAAACAAAATGATAAATGAATAACCCCAACGTCAAATGATAATATTACAGACATATAATAGAATATATGTTATTTTGTTAAATCATTTCTTAAATATCTTTTTCCTCTAAATACATATTTTACTTTTTTAGGGTTTTTTATTCGTTGTTTATCATTAGTGTCTTTTGAAGGTGAATATGCATAATTTATTACATACATTATGTATTATTAGAAGTTTTTTATTTTTATATATTTTAAATAAAATATATAAAAAAATGAAAATAGTATATATAGAGATAATAGTTAAGATATATAAATGAGTTCTTTATGGTCAACATATAAATTTACAGACTTTCTAAATATTAAAAGTAATGAAATAACACATTTACCTGACGGAATTAGTATTTCGACTATGTGTACATCATGCAAATTAAATACAAATATTGACATTGTTAATATTGAAAAATTATTACAATTAAATTCAGATGATATTTTAACAGTTAAAAGAAATGCTGAAAGAATGAGAACATTAATTGAAAGCAAACCAAAACCAAAAAGAATTAAGAGAGTTGAAAAAGTTAAGAATACAACAAACCATTTTTATAATCAAATAACAATTGTTGTTCGTGTTAATGAAGGAGATTATGATGATCTAACAACTGTACCCAAAATTAATATGAAGATATTTAAGAATGGTTCAGTTCAGATGTCTGGTTGTAAATCAATAACAAATGTAAACATTGCATTAAACAAACTTTTATATAGATTGAGTGAGGTTAAAGCAATATTTGAAAATGGTCAAATTATAGAAAAATCATTTATTGAGGAACCTAATAATTTAACTGTTAAACATTTTAAGATTGACATGATAAATTCAAATTACAAAGTTAATATGCAATTAAATCGCGATAGATTGTATGAATTATTAATAAAGAAAAAAATAAAGTCAACATATGAACCATCTATTAGAGCATGTGTGATAATTAAATATACACCATTGGCAGATAATACAGAACAAAAAGAGATTAGTATTTTTATTTTTCAAAAAGGGAATATTATTATTACAGGAGCAAGATCTAAGAGTCATATTTTACAGGCTTATAATTATATGAATGAAATTTTATTGTCGCATAAGGATGAGATTAGTAAAAATGATGACAAAGAAGAATCTGATATGATTGATAGTATTTATTCAGATATTATGGGTGAAATAAAAATTGGTTTAATTAAGATTTAGTTAAAAATAATTTTAATAATCGTCGCCTCTTGAAATAACTATCTTTTTGTATTCATCTAAATAAATTGTATGTTCATATTGTGCTGTATAGCCACTATTAACATATAATGGTGGGTATGCGTGAATAATATTATTATTAATTAAATTATTAACATCGTATAAATTAATATACCTATCACAAAATGGCAATGTGCCAAATGTTTCATATAATACATTGTTTGTATATTTTGGATTTAATCTAAATAATGTTGGGTCACCTGATGGAAATGATATATTGTCACCAGTTGAACCAAATGTTTCAACTGCATAAACCCCTGTCTTAAAACGTTCTTTTGTATTTGATTTAACACATGGCAAAAACATTCCACCGTGTATTATCCCTTTTGTAATATTATGACCTCCTAAATTCTGTATTGCTTTAATAGGACATATTTTTTTATCTAATATTATCTCATACGATTCAATAACTTCCTGAATACTTGAACCATAATCAGCAATCGATGCATCAACTCCTAAATTTTTAATTCCTGTTTCTGTACCATCTTTAACTGCATCTAATAAATTATTAAATTTTGGATCAAAACAAACTGTAAATGCAGAATCAATAATCCATCCATTAACTTCTGTGCCAAAATCTATTTTAATAATATCGTCACTAGTTAATTTAGTTTGTTCATTAGCTTTAGGATGATAATGTGCAACACAATTATTAATAGATAATCCAACAGGAAAACCTATACCTTTATTTATAGATTTTTGTTGATTAGATAATTCCATTGTTTTCTTTTCAATTATTTCAGCAATGTCAACCAATTTTATATTTGGTTTCAAGTATGGTTGTAAATGTTTTCTAACTTCTTTATGAATACTCCCAGCTAATTCTAATGACAATAATGTATCATTAGTGTCAGGATAATTATTTGTAATTTCTACATTATTAAATATTTTATTTATTCCTCTAATTGAACAATCAAAATTAATAAAATCTCCACATGCTTTATACATTTTTCTGATTATATATATCATTAACTAGAGGATTATTTTTTAAAGTATTAATAAAATCGTTATTTATATAATATGACGATGTACTTATAACTGGTTTACTTGAATAATATTCACCTTGTTGCATACAACTATTATCTATTGTTGGCATTACACTAAAATCTAATTTTTTAGATGGATGAGAAACATATGTAAATAATATTGGTTCTCTAAACTTATAATTTTCCCTGTCAATATATGGGGTTGCATATTGACCTTTTGCATTAGGTGCATGATTATAAGTTGTAGCTTCTCTTCTATTATCAATCATCATATTTTCTGCACTCATTTGTGACATTGGTAAATTAACTTCACCATGAAATAAACCTACATGATCTTCTAATAATGTTGTTTGTTTAATTGTTGTTTTAGCAATATCCTTACTATCTTTTGTATAATTAGCTGTTCCTGTTCCAACTGATTTTCCAGGTGTTGAAAATAATGTTGTTTGTTTTATTGTTGGTTTAGCATTATATTCCTTATCTATTACATATGTTTCATTAGATTTACCTGCATGACCAATATATTGTGTTGCATCTGTTGATTGACGTATAGTTGGTCTTGCACTATCAGATTCATCTCGAGTATATAATGATGATACTGTTGCATATTGTGCACCTCCAATATATTGGGTTGCATCTGTACTCTGACGTATTGTTGGTCTTGCACTATCTAATTCATCACGAGTATATAATGATGAATAATTAATACCTTGAGCAGGCCCAGATTGTTTAGTTGCATCTGTACTTTGACGTATTGTTGGTTTTGCAGTATCGGTAAATCTAGTTGTTCCTGATTTATCTTGTGCAACAGCATTACTAATTATATAATACGAGTTGTCTTGTCGAATAGTTGGTTTTGCTTTATCTGTAAATCTAGTTGCTCCTGTTTTATCTTGTGCAACAGCATTAGTAACAATATTATGAGAGATATCTTCACGAATAGTTGTTTTTGCGGTATCAGTAAATCTTGTTGTTCCCATTTTATCTTGTGCAACAGTATTTGTAACAAGATTATGAGAAACATCTTGTCTGATAGTTGTTTTTGCTGTATCAGTAAATCTTGTTCCTGCAGATTTGTCTTGAGCAGATGCATTTGTAACAATGTTATGAGTTGTTTCTTGTCTTTTTGTCATTGGTAAACACAAGTCATTAGAAAATATATAATTTTTTTTATCAGGACCACTTATATTACTAACATCATCGTAAACAACTAATTCTCTTAATGTTGTTAATGGAATATCAGAATAATCAATTGTATAATTATTACTAATTTGATTTTTTACAGCACCTTCGTGTGTATTATTTGTTGTAACACGTTGTGTTTCATAATTAGTATATGAATTAATATTAGTCATTACTGGTTTATTACTTACTCCAGCAACATTATGTGTATTATCATTTAAATAATTTTCACGTTTAGATTTTTGAAATTTTGTATTATCAATATTTGATCCTTCACCTTTATTTGTATTAATTTTAGGACCCATATAAAGTGTTTCAGCTTGATTTCGTTGAGTAGTAACATTTGTAAATGTACCTCTATATGCTGTTTGATTCATAGAGGAACGTGTTGGTACTAAATCATCAACAGATTGTACTCTAAAATCAGGTACTTTAAATTTAGATATAGTTGGATCAGGACCTCTAACACCTCCTTTTTTAATTGTTTCTAATGGTTTATTGTCATAAGTTTGTTTTTGATTTACATCACTTCTTAAATTATCAACATTAGGAGGATTTATACGATAAACAGCATATCTACCTTGTTGATTTTCTGGTCCAACACCAGGTTTAATCATAACTTTATTTTGAAATGGTAAATTTCCATAGTTGTTATTATTAGAAGGTAAATAACGATTTTGTAATTGTTCTGTAACAACTGGAGATCCATTAACAAAAGAAAGATCTGACATTGGTTCAAATAATGGTACTTTTTCTTTTTTACCTACATAGTTACTATCTATCCCTGTAAATGCTTCTAATTTTCTATTCTTTTTTTCAACATCTTGTAATCCAGATTCTCTTCTTGATGAATATATAATCATATTATTATGAGATAAATCTTCTGATACATTATAGTGCATATTTGTATTTTGAAATTCTGAATATCCTTTTTGGAAATCAATATTTCGCTGGAATGATGAATTAATACCTTTAAACGATTCATTAATACCAACAGGTCCATTTGTACTATCTACTTTTAAATCATCAAATTGACTTAAGTATTCAGGTGTAGAATAGTTTTGTGCTACTTGCCGTTTTTCTAATATTTTTATATTATTTTCCATATCAGAATTATATGTAGAATCTAATTTATTTTTTTTAATGGTTGTATTTGATTTATTATTTAAACCGGAATATGCTAATGTTCCTAATAATAT